TTCATTTCGTTCCCTTACTATAATTCATCGAACTGGTTCCACAGACGTTCATTCCAAAGACCACGGATGCTTCGCAGAAATCTTCCTAACCCTCGTTTAGCAGCGTTTTTGGTGCTATAAGTATTGCTTTTAGCAGCGAGTTGCCCGTTTGAATATCTTATTTCCCATATCCAACCTTGTTTTATCATAAATTTCATTTTATATACCTCGGTCTGTCATCTATTTTTTATCCTCTTTTGCCATCCAAAGATACAATTCCTTTGGAGCATCAAAACGGAAAAAGCGAGCGTCCAAAGAACGAACATATTCTATTGCATCGGTTTTAGAAGATGATTTAGCTCCTATATGGCCCCAGTCATAGTCTCGTGATACAAAAATCCAGTTATCTCCAGCGACATTCTCTAATGAAAAACGAGTGTCTTTATAAATACAACCAATATATCTGGAATTTGCCAACTGTGTAACTGTTTTTACTAAATTATTTTGGTCGCTAATTACTCGTATCTCAATCATTTTTTGTTCTTATCAAATATTCTGATTTCTATAATTTTTTATAGCAATTAATTTGCAAAGATATATGAATTACATTAATATGTTTTGCTATGGACGTTGTTTGATTTTCGCGGACATTCACCTCAATTTTTATTGGCCAATAATTTGACATTCGGCCAAACTTGAGCAATTGTAACACCGTCTTCGCTTTGTATGATTGTTCCTTTCGCGCTCCACTTACCTTTTGTGTACATTTCAATTCTCGCTTTCATCAGATACAATTCCTAATAAATTTGTCGGCGGTTCAGGTATGATTTCATTAAGTGGGCGCCAGATATGCAAACAATTCGGGTGATTGTTTACATATTGAGATTTACGGGGAAAATATTGGATGCAGCATTCTTCCGGCTTCCAAAATATGTCTTTGAAATAAGTCATTTCATCCCAGGTCGGACATCTGTCTTTTGCTGAAACAGACAAATGCTCCCAACCCCTACCCCAAGAAAAAATAAAGACAAAGATTTCGTTGCCCCAACCATAAAGGCCACCCAAGCCATCTTCTCCGATTTGTATTTTGGCATTTCTGCTGAGTAAGTTATTTTTTATTTGCTCAAATGGATACATCATTTATTTTCCAATAATTCGGGGTTCTGGTGGATGTTGCCGACGACTTCAATATCATGTACATAAGTCTTGCAAAGGCTTGCCGACACACCATTTTTCCTGATATTTCGCATCATTAGCTTCGCTGGGCTTCGCTGTGCTATGCTGCGATATGCTACGCCCCGCCAGCTTTGTTTTGCTTGGCTGCGCTCCGCTTCGCTTGGCTGCGCTCCGCCACGCTTCGCTGCGCTGCGCGCCGCCAGCTTTGCCTTTGCTGTGCTGAGCTTCGCTGCGTTTGGCCAAGCTGTGCTGAGCTACGCCGTCATAACATCTTTTCTTTTTTCTTTTGCCTTATCAATCTCAATCCATATATTTTTGAGTTCATAAAAATGCTCATATTTGTTTTTCACTCGAATCAATTCGTCAAGAATGTATTTCAGCATTTCTTCGCGTCTTTCGGCGTGATTTAGAATATTGACAATCGTTCTATAACCACCGCCCGATTTTTTTTGGTCTGATGGCAATGACGCATAAACTCGAATGGTTTTGTTGTCATTTGGTAAAAGGCAGACGTGAATTCTTATCAATCTTCTCGCCTGCTCCAATCTATATTCATACGCAGCTTTATCGTCATCCCATTCAAAATACGAATGTAAAGCCGTGTCCGAACGCTCGGCATAAGCTACTATATCTCTCGGTCTCAAAAGACCGGCGTGTCGCTTGCGTATGAACTCCAATTCGTCAGTATATTTCGTTTTCATTTTTCATCTTTTCCAATTATTGTAAATTTTCCAAGTCCTATGCCCGCCGATTTTTTTGAATCGTTACGACCACAACCAATATTCACCTGTATCCCTGCACGATATAATAAATTCGATATATCGACTAAACTAAATTGGTCGGAATCAAACTCAATAATAACTTTCGCCTCCCAGCCCGGAGCCCAAATTGCGCGGGGGATAATATCAGTTGTTCCTGGACCAATAGTAACCGGTGCATATAAAGGCTTAGGCTTTCCTTTTGTAATTTTCGTGAGAGTTGTCAAATTATCATCTCTGTCAATTCCGTCCGGCACAACCCAAAATGCAAGTTTAGCCCTTGTCATTTGGAATCCAGCCATCCGGCAAGCCGAAATCATTGCCGACCGAATAGCAGCACATGGAATCCCATACCATCCCTCATCTGATATGTGCATCGATTCTTCGTATAGTTTCTCAAAATCTTTCGGTTTTCTTTTCTCTCCTTTTTTTGCTATCTGCCCGGCCTTTTGTTTGTTTATCATTTGCTGCTTTGCCTTCTCGGTGAATTTTAATTGCACATACGGCGTTAAACCTCTGATTTCAAATACAGCTTTTCTGAAATTCGCCGGCTCAATAGTAATCTTCTTCATCTCATTTATCTTTTTCATGTTACGCTCCTTTTGATTAAAATTTCTTAATGTCAATCAATATAAAACAAATAATGCCTCCGGCTTTTTGTTCGGCAGAAGCCGGGAAACTGCCTTTGAAAGGGTGTATTCAATCACGGTATCGGCACTTACGGATTGTTTATTATATCGTCGCTCAAACATTTCGGGCACAATATAGCTTTCCCTGATTTTTTAGGCTCATCGAAATCATGCTCACACTTGACGCAATGATATTTCAATGTAACTTCATTATCAGGAATTTCGTCCACCGGAGTTTCAGTTGTAGTCTCTGAATCAACATCATTGTTCGTTTCGTCTTTTACCTCTTTGGATTCGACCACCTTTTTAAGCTGTTTTTTTGTGCCTTCAATGCCTGCCGAGATATTCGTTTGCGTTTCAAAGTCATATTGCTGATTATCCGCCTCAATCGCAACCTCTAATTCCGTCGAACAAGGCAAATATTTGAACAATCTACGCACAACCGTCTTGCGTGCCATCTCGCCATAATCAGTAACCCATGGGCCGGCATTCTTTGCCTTACTGCGATTTTTGATTCCTTCAATTTGTTTCGCGGTCATAATTTCAAGCTGTTTAGAACCATCCACGAATTCGGCAATTGCATAAACACACGACATCGGTCCGGGGTTTTGCAAGTTAGGAATATGTCTCAAATTCTGGTTAAAGCCATATTCGAACTCAAACTTATCATTCTCACAAACGATTCGGCTCTCAATCCGACGAATCTCACCCGATCTTCTCGCCAGCGAGATTAAACCCTGATAGCCGGGAATAAATTGAACTTCATATTTCTTAATCTTGCCGTTGAAATACGGTACTAAATATGCCTGGCCTAATGTTCCCGAACAATCCAAACCTAACTGACCGCTTGTAATGGCTGCTTTGATGATAGAAGCATCCGTGCACTCGAAGATTCTCGGCTGTCTTGACGCCGCCAACAATACCATCTTAACCACTCTTTCGGGCGTCAAATGCTTCGGCAAAACATCAAGCAAACTCTTTTTGAAATTCTCCTCGCTCAACAATCCTTTCAATTGTTGTTTTCGACGTGCTAAATTATTCTTTGCCATTATTCGCTCCTTAACCTTTTTTGTTTCTCAAAACTCGATACTTACTAATTTTTGCAAATTTCTCAGCCAAATCCGGCTGTAATTCTTTTAATTTTTTTGTGTCAATACCTCGCTTGCTCTGTTCGAAATAAGTAATCAGGCCACCATCATATCGCCCCGCCTCGGCCTTACCAAGATAAGTCAATAATTCAACTTGCGCCTTAATCCGGGCCTTCTTTGCTTTTGCCTCCGCCTCTTTAGTCTCAAGCCATTTTTCAACTAAATCCTTCGGCACATCAACGATTGACTTCGGCTCCCGCTTGATTCTTTTTAACGAATGCATCGAAGGCATAATATCTTCAGGCGGTATGTCCGCTAAAACATTTTTTTCCCAGAATTTTTTAATCGTTTGTCGAATGATAGATTCAATCTCAGCATCTCTCGACACAATATACATAAGCAAACCTTTACCGCCCACTAACGCCGCCACGTTACAATAATCGCAATCAACGCATATCATTTGTGCGTGGCATTGGACTACCGTGGCCGGTGGTACAGCGTCGGTTCCCGGTTCACCCCATAGCCCCTGGCCATACGGAAAAAATAATTGTGATGTCTTAGCCTCAACCGGAGCACCGGTCTCAAGAACAATCGCATCACAATTAACAGCCAATGGTAATCCAGTGTGTTTGGCCGAGCGGTATTGATTTCTTTTCAGTGGTCCTAATTTAGATTCGGCATAATCAAGTACACCCTTTTCAAGAAAATTGCCCACCGCCATAGCGTCAGTTGGCTCATCGGTCGTCTCTAATTTCCCGGTCTTTTGGAGCCAAATATCATACGCATTCGCAAATGGGCTAAGCCCCAATATAGCGGCTATATCCGAGCCGCCGATATGATTTTTTCGCTGCTCTTTTTGTTTTACAGTTATCATTTATTGCCCTTTCAAAAAAAATTATAGCAGGCCGAAGGCATCCGTGCCTTCGTCGCGGCGTCCTGCAAAGTATCACGTTCCATCACCAATTCCTTACTCAAGCAGTCCGTCCTTGGCCACATATTTGTCGGCTTCTTTAAGCCATTCCTGCTCGCAATAGGCGTCATCCCATTTTCTAAGCGTTTCAGCACCGATAATACCATCAATTTTGACACAACCTATTTTCTTTTGAATTTCGCGTATTGACGGTATGTACTCTCGCCCGGACCTAAAACCTATTGCAAAACCACGTTGTTGACCCAAACGATAGCTTAACACAGGAATACAAATAAAGTAAACAATCAAAGAGAGCATTGTCATGTAATGCCATTTTTTCATTTTCAAACCTCACTTTCTTTATATCCCGCCCCCTGCCGAAGCGAGTCGGCAGAGGAACGAGATTCGGGTAAAACTGTTCTATTTATTTTACCCCTTTACATTAAAGTTTTATTTACCAAATGCTGAGGACAAGGCGCCGCGCCACATTTTTCCAAATTCAGGGTTAGGAGAATGTATCTGCTTTTTGCAAATTGAGCAAATACCAGTTATCATACTTACGTGGTGAGATTTGCCTTGTTTGCAGGACACTTTGCAGCCTAATGCTTTTCTTTTTGCCATCATCTTACCCTTTCAAAATATCAATTCAGTATTTTTTTTTACCGACAGATTTTAACCCGGCGGCGACAATTTGTTCGGTGAATTTTTTCAGACTTATCATCACGCCCCGCCGACCTATCTCGGCGGCCTGTGCCTTCTTGATTGTCTTATAAGTTTTTTTAGTTATTCTTAGAAAAGTATCCTTCATTTTCTGCGATTCTTTCATTATATTCATCTAAAAATAGTTTCAATTCAAACAACATCCAATTCCGCGCCGTGTTACCGGCGCGGTGGAGGAGATTGTTACGAATTTGCTTCGTGTTTTTCGATTTCTTTTAGTAATATCGCCCGTGTGCGATAATCACCAAAAAACCCTTTTTCGTTGAATGCGCTCCAGCGGCCGTTCGACCTGCGATATACATTATAACCTAATTTGCGTGCTTCTTTTGTAGTCATAGTCTTACCCTTTCATTCAATAAACCATATTCTTGTTTTGCTTCACAAAAACCCGCCGCCGGAGTCGAACCGGCGGTGTTCCGGTGCGGGTTGTTAGTCATCCAAAATAAAGCGAGAAAACTCAACCATCACTAATGCCCACTCTGTTTTTCTCTGGTTCCCAAGATACTATAATTGACTTTGACCCTCTCTCCCATTTGTCAACGAGTTGCATTTCGCCTCCGCACATCTCGAATCCCTGTGCAGTCAGAAAATTGTCAATTTTCTTAACTGTACCCTCCGCGTCAATGCCGTAATCTTCGGCCAATTCGTTAAGTTCTTCAATGATTTGTGTTTGTGTCATAATTTTACCCTTTCAATTAAAGTTTCAATATTTGGATTAGTATCTTTTTTTAACTCTGGTAACAATGATAACACAATTATCGGAAATTGCAAGAAAAAAATTCAAAAAAAATGAGAAAATTTTATACAAAAACTGTAAGTGTATACAATATAAAGACTTATAGCTCAAAAAAAATGCAAAAAAAAGCGACCGAAGCCGCTTTTTTCAGTGGAGCGAACGATGAAAAAAATGAAATTCCAAATTAGCTGCTGCCTTTGTTCAATTTGTTCTCGGCGTATTTGCGCTTGGAACGCTCATATTTTTTTGCAGTACTGAGCGACCCAACCGCACCGCCGCCGGCCAGTGCGATGACCGCTGCGATAACAGCATCAATCGGTCCGGCGTAAGGATTGAAGCCGGAAGAGGCGACATTAGCCGCTCGTAATGCGTTAAGTGCGTCAATGGCATCATCGCCGCTAATCTTAGCCGCTGCGGCGGCAGCCGATACTTCGTCGAGCTGATTTTGCACGCGGTCAATTTCTCTGTGAGTATCATCTTGATAATCGTCAATAGTATCATTCAAATTGACAATCAGACCACGAATTTCTTGAACCTCGTTACAACCGCAACAAAAAACCAAAACTACAATTATCAAAATAAAACGTTTCATTTTAAGCTCCTGCAATAATCAATTCATATTCGTCTCCGGTAGTTCCCGCTATATAAACTAAATCACCCGTCCCTGCCGTAACGCTTACGCCAGCTTCGTTATGATAAGTAAATGAAGCCTGTGGCGGTACAACAATTCCCGCATCGGTGCTATTAAAAAGTGAAATTGTATTTGCCGCCGAGCCAAAGACCATATTTGAGCCGGACTCCGTCGTTGAAGAATTCTTAAAGTGTACTAAGTGAACTTTATCGAAAATAAGAGCCGCACCTAACTCATCGGTCAGCGAACCCTGCAAATCATAACTATCGGCACCAGAGGTGATATTTTCTTTTCTTGAAATATAATTACTCGCCGAGCTAAGTGTATCTCTCAACGACCTTGTCAACACCGCTGACGGTGTAACCAATCCATATGCCGAACTTTTCGTTAATCTTATTTCTCTTTGATATGAGCCTGAAAATGCCATTTTAGTACCTCCTTACGAAGTATGCCCCAAAAGCGTCCAATCGCCGGAGGGCGGTTCTGAATTTGTGTTATTATTGTCCGCCTGATAAAAGCAACCGTTCCATACAACAATATTATCTGTAACATAATTTTTTCTTGAGTTCCATTGATAAATTGCGCCGGGATAAACGCTGACCGTACCGTTTTGGCCGATTTCCGCTACGCTGTTCTGATTTGCCGCATTGCGCCAATCCATCATACAGCCGTAATTATCTTCGCACGTGGCGGTTTTGAAAACGATTTTATAAAAATCACGAAATTCTTCCTCGTTTTCCAATATGTGTGTCCAGTAAATACCGTTGGGCGGCTCTTTGTTAGTGTGTGCGCCACCGGTAGTAGTTGACCAACCTGAAGGCGTCCCATATCCGGTGCCGCCTTTGATATAATAATCGTAGTTGTCAAGAAGTTGCTGGTCGTATTGAATCCACCATTTGCGCAGCGTATTATCATAAGCGGCGAGTTTGCCCCGTTCATATTCTTCGAGCGGGTCTTTTTCTATCACCGTTTTGCCGATGTCCGAAGCAACACACGGCGTGTAACCACCTGATTCAAATTCTATAACCTCGCACTCGGTACATTTGTACCAATTGCCTTTATGCAGAGACCAGTCATCAACATCATAATTTGTTTCCGATGACCATGCTTCCCCCGGTGGCACTACCTGTCCCAACTTGACCCAGCAGGCAGGAAGTGTGTACTCGCGGTATCCGCCTATCTCTTGAAAGGCCATTATGAATTCGCCCACGACGCTTATCCCGCCGGGTCTGTATTTTCGGAATCGCCACGCCGAATGGGCATGGTCGCTACCCCAATCTTTTCTAAAATAATAAATACCGTTCGTCGGATGTGGAGCTCCTTCTAAATCTTCGACACCATGAAAAACAACAGTATAAATCTGCGGCGTAGTACTTTCCGGGTTCTCGGTGTCATACTCACCCCAGCCGCCAAAACCGGCAAAACTATCCCACTTCGGGTTTGGTGGCGAAACCTCTTTGTAATATTCCTCATCGAGAAGACTTTGAAGATAAATAGAGGTCTTGATGCACTGATAGTATTTGCCGTTGAATGCCGCAAATATAAATGCGTTGACATAATAAAAACGAATATCTTTGTCTGCCCGCGCTTCTGCCTCCTCGTGTGTAGAAAAAGGCCAATTCTGAAAAGGTTTAGCTATTGTTCGATTAAGTTTGTGGGCCGCGACTTCATAATCAAAGGGATAGGCCCATTGGTCATCGACAGCATCAAATCTTGATTGGATATACCCTTGTTGAAAAGAGTTGTTATCAAGAAGTTCGTTTTCTCTATGAAATCTGTCGCCAACCGAAACGGAGTCGGGTGAACCTGCGACTCCACTTTGGAAAGCTGTTATAAGATTTGGGTTAAGAAAACACCCGGAATCTCTAACCGCTTCTTGAGTATCCTCGTTTTTATTAAGTGGAAAATATAAATCAGTCCAAAGTTTCGCCGGCTTAAAAAAAGGCTCAATCACCCAAAGCCCCAAATCTCCATATTCTCCCCAAGAAACGGAAAAAAGCAAACCCGCTCGTATTATCTCCCCGGTATTTTCATCCCGTATTTGATTAAAGGGATTTCTGTTATTGGAAACAAAAATTCTTTTGTGTGGGGTGAAACTTATAGCAGGTCTATAATGAGCAACTCCAGTTCCATCATTGATTTCCTTACAAAATATGATATTAAGCGAAGTATCCATCTTATATAAAAGGTCGGATACACCAACGTGAGGTGTCCATATAATGAAAAGAAAATTGCCGTCATCATCGAAAGTTAATGCCGCTGCTCGCGGGTGTGAATTGGGGTAAGGCAATCCTGGGTCAAGCGATTCGCGTGTAAAAGACCGTTGCAATACCAATGACGTATCGAATACCTGTATATATGTTGCGTCTCCATCACCGGCATCTATTTCTCTGTGAGTTGAAAAGAATATCTCATCATCGGGCGATACTTCTACTTCCAAGCCGTCAATCTCATCGTCTTCACTACTCCATGCCGCAAGAAAATTCCCATCGGCATCATATTTTTGCAGACAACCTTTTGAATCATCTTCTTCATCGCCGTATGAAAGTTTTTCACAAGCAACATAAATGTTATCATTCGAATCAACCGCGACGTTGAGACACCTACCATCAGGTGTGCTCTTGTACCATATTACAGAACCATCGGAACAGTTGACTTTCCAAAGATTCGGGCCACCACTGCCATACTCAGAATAAATAAAGCCGCACAAAATAAGATGGCCGGAGTGGTCAAAACACATATCCGTCAATTTTACATCGGCACCTTCTTCAATCCGCACCTGCCATATTACAGACCAGAAAACACTGTCCGGCACATTAGAATCTATTTTCGTCAAATTAGGACCATTACCTGTAATTTCATAAGTCAGAAGATATATATACTCGTCGTCATCAATCAATTGTTTAACTACAGCCGCACAATGTGAAAAATCATCTTCATACGCATGGTCGTAAAAAGCCATAGTATTCCATAATAGCTTCTGGTCGGATCGCCAACATTGATAATACATATCTGCCTCCCCTATAGCGACCCAATCGAAGTCATCTCCTTCATAATAACCCATATCTCCTCCACCCCTTGCCCACATTCTTCCCAGTCCGGTAAGGATTTTATCATCCTTAATAGTTAGGAGTGTATCTGATTCACCATGTACTACAGCTACAGTCATTAAGAAGTCTCCGGTCCAATATATTCTTCGGCGGCCTGGAAAGTTGTTACGAAATACCAGCGTTTTTCCGGCGTGCCATCATTATCATAAAAACATTGTTTCACATATAAAATATCGCCGATTGACACTTTGGGTGAAGCTCTATCTAATCTCTCACCATTGCAAATATCGGCATAAACTTTAATCTCAAACCCAATTCCTTCCGTAACAACCTGGCCTGTGGTTTCATTTAATAACGAAGCAACAATATAATCCTGGTTCCCCGGTACTTCGGCTATTTGTGCCCTTCTTAGTTTATCACGAACCGACAAACCTGTGCCATAAATATTCATACCAGTCGGGTTGATTGAAACTCCAATTCCGCCGGAACCCCGCAATTTACTCAATAAATTAACTCGCTCAATCAAAGCGTCAATATCTTTGCCTTTAAGCAATTTGCCGGTGCGTATTTTTTGAATATCAGATAACATCTCACCCCTGAAGCGGCAAGCTCGGTGTATCTATCCCGCGCATGCCTTCTAATAATGTTCCACTGAAACTAATCGTATCATACAAATCGACTGTAATCCCGTAAGGTTTGTTCCACGTCCAGCCGGAATTAAAGCCGTGGCACAATATGAATCTCATTCGATATTCCCAGCAGTCATATCGAATTCGTGTTATTGGGCAGCCGACAAACAACCAACATTCCTTATCGTCGGCATCGCCTGGTATATCACTCACAATTCCTGTCTGTTGGTCGTTCAGAAAATAGTTTCTCAAAAAAAAGTCGCTATTGACAAGACCTATACACCCCAACATTCGCCAAATATACAAAGTAGAACTATATACGGTCAACGAGTAGGAAGATTCCGGCTGATAATATAACAATGTAGGAGCACTTAATGCACTATTATCCACATTCGCAGCCCATAGCTCCGCCCACGATTGCTCATCACCGTTTTTATCTATAAACGAATCCACCGGCTCGCTTAATAATCCAATATCGAAATTCTCTTCCCAGCTATATTTAGTATCCGGCTGTTTTTTTAATGTTGACCTGCTCTTTTCAGTAGAATACAAAAGCACAACATCGGCCACCGTCGGAGTTTTGTAGGTTGCACTGATATGCGTTATATACAAGCCGAATGTCGGTGTGTTATACCACTCCGGGTCGCTCGCTAAACTATATCCTACCCGATACGGAAAGACACCGGTATTCCAGTCCACCCAGTCGCAAGTGAATTTCCGTATAAAAGAAATGCCATCGGCGGTTACGTTATATTCGCGCGACGTAATTGATTCGGTGTAAGCCATTAGAATTCCGCTCCAACCATATTATTTTGACTGGTTGCTCTCAGCTCGGCCAACATCGCTTCTTGCAGTTTTGTTTGTTTCTCAATTGACCGAGCAACATTATCCTCGATTTTGCCGGTTAATCGCCCAGTTATCCCCGAAAAAATAGTTTGCCCAAAAGGACTATACTTACCAGTTCTAAAATCAGATATAACATCTTCAATATTACCTTTTACACCACTTTTCCAACCCGGATATTTATCTTCCAATATTCTTTTGCCAAGAGGAACAATTTCTTTTAACTCAGTCGTAATTTTTTTAATATTAATCGCAATCAAGCTAAGTGCTGCCACATAACCAGCGAATGTAGCCCCCCCCGCAAGTCCCACCTCGGCTCCTATCGCCATTCCTGTCTTGCCCAGGCCTATTCCCGATTTGCCGATTGCTGAGGTAGCTTTCGTTAAATCTCTGCCCAATTTGATTATTTTACTGGAGAGCCAGGCAATCCCCGCACCTGCTGCTATATTTGTCGCAACTGGATGTTCTTCTCTTAAACCTTTGGCACCAGTTTTTACTGCCTCACTAAAACCTTTCGCCATAGCTTTACCCAAAGCTATTGCTTTAGGCTCTAAATAAACAAAAGCCTTTTTCATCATCTCTGAAATATCCAAACCCAGTTTATTGAATGCTGCCATCCAGTCTTTGTCTTTTATTATGGCGAGCAAATTTTCAAAGTAAGCAATCACATCTCCAACTTTTTCTTCTGCGACAGCCGCCCAATAATTGATAATCTCCTCATTTTCTTTTATCCATTTGTCAAAATTGCCAATTTTCTTGATAAGAGCATCAAACATTCTTTGTACACGCGGTCCTACTGCATCTCCGAATGAAATTGCCACCGCTTTGATATAAGCCTTTGCTCTCGAAAATTGAAAACCTAAATCTTGAGTCATTTTTTCGTAAGCGTCAGAAGTTGTCCCCGCTGATTCTTCTGATATTAAAGTAAAGTCTTTTTGAAGCCCAATAGTGTCCTGCAATGCGCCTGCGATTGCTTTGAAACCCCTGATATTTGGAAAGATAACGGCTAATTGTTCGGCGGAAGCACGTTTGAATTTCTTAATACTCGCGACAAGACCTTCGGTTTTCAAGGTTGCTGTCGATAATTCGACGCCGATTTTCTTTGCCATATCTTTAGCCGCATCTCCGGGCGACAAAAATGCACGCAAAGCATTGTTAATTGCAAACACAGCTCTTGATGTTTTAATACCGCCTCTCGTTAATGTTGCAATTATTGCAAGCAATTCATCTAAATTCATTCCAGCCAAAGCGGCTGTCGAAGTAACCATTCCCAACGAATTAGCTAATTCTGGAAAAGTGGTTTTGCCTCTTTTGATTGTCGAAAACAATTTATCACTCACTTCTGCCGCACGTTCTGCTTTCATCTGATAGGAATTAAGTATGGTCGTAATTAAATCGGCTGCAACTCCCGCCTCAGACATGCCTGCGATACCTGCTTTGACAGAAACTTCTAAGACGTCCAATGCTTTCGATGTATCTATCGATGCCGATAAAATATCATATAGACCTTTTGATAACGTCTTTGTGCTTTGTCCTGTTTGCTTCGTTAAACGCAATATGCCTTCCGAGTATTCCTTCATCAGTGGCATTGTTTCGGCTGTTAGCATTGTGCTAACCATAGCGAGCTGTTTTCTAAATTTTGACCATACAACCATAGAGGCCGTAATCGACGCAACCATTGCCGCCGATAGAATCTTCACGGTACGAACTATTTTTCTCATACCGCTTTTAACAATGTTCAGCCCAGTTCGTAACCCCCATCTAAGCGGTTTCAAATCCGCTCTAATCGCAACTCGTGCTTCGCCTAAAGTCATAGCATCCTTACTGCCGGGTCAGCCGCCACCCTTGCTCGTACATCATCGATAGATTCGTTTTGACCCGCTTCTAATTCATAAATATTTTCCATCTCTTCGACCCATTCACCAAATTGCTCAATAGTCATCTCGCGGAGTTCTTCTATACTAAATCCGAAAAATCTTTTAATCAAGGCAATTGCAGTCGATGTTTTTAGTGCCTTCTTTTTCTCTTCGGAGTTAAGTTTTTTTTTGGGCCTTTTATTTTCAATTCTGCTTGAAGTATTTCTTCTGGCATTATAGCTTCACTGATTTTAGGTATATCATCTAAGCGCGCCAATTGTCCTGCTTCGTCCGATGTTATATTCGGGTTGTATTTAAGCAATGCACGCCACAATAAATATCGTATTCCGGCGAGGCTTGCCTTCCATTGTTCCAATTCATCATCACTTGGTGGTTCGACCATTTTTGTAAATACTTCAACTGGAATATTATCCCCATACAACGTTTTAGCAACTTCTAATATTTCATTTTTACGTTGTTGCTTGACCCACTCCTCAAAATCCGACCAATCGCCCATTTTAAGTCTTGTAACTTTATATACTTTGCCCGATAATTCAAGCTCAGTTACATACTTCGCTATCAATTTCACAATTGCTCCTTTACAATATTGTATTAGTTATCCGTTAATCAATTCAAGATAAATCGTTGCTTACTGTTCCGTTAAACGTAAACGAATATTCGACCGCATCGACGTCATCTTTTGTTACCGTTCTTGTCGCGCCTGTGCACGTTGCTGTGCCTTTGTAACCTTTATTGGCAGTAGCTACGCCACGCTCCAATACAAGCGTAGAGCTATCCCCGGCGGCAGGAGAAAAATCGCCATTCGCCCTCGCCGTTACCGTCGCTGAAGCTCGATATGTACCAACTTCTCGCGTTCGACCGGTTTTAGTATCATGCCGAGCCGTACTCTCTGCGGTAGAACATTCTACCGTTACCGACCAACCTAACACGGCTGCAATCTCGCTGTCCCACGTTGCATTACAGGTTTTACCATGATATTCACTTGCCATAATTTTGACTCCTTAATTTTAAGTAAAGCTTATTCCATCAGCGTCGTTGCCTTCAAATGACATAGATAACTTGCCGACATCTTCAATACCTGCAGTCTCGGTAAGACTATTACATATCGCATTACCCTCGAAATATCCTGCCGAGCATGTCAATCTTAATGTGGCTGATACACCTATATAATCCGTGATATAACTTGTCGCCGATTGAGCTATTGCCTCTATTGAAGCATTAAAGTCCGTCAATCCGACTTCATGCGTTTCCCATCCGTCCCCCATCGCCGTCGAGTCTGCGATAGAGGCAATTGTGTTCAAAGTCCATTGTGTAATTTTGGCGACAGTTCCCTGGAAAGTTACAGAGCCACTTTTGCCGTGATAAACAGCCATTTTTATATCTCCTAACTTATCAATAATTCATAAATTATCGTAATTTGCCAAATGTCATCGACATAACCGACATTTAGCGTTCGTTGCCGTTGCATTTTTATTGCGTTATAACCCGGCACATTCAAATTGCACCAATCAAAAGTATTTTGAAACTCATCAACACTTGTACCTAAATCGCTAATCGCACCAACATAAAGATTGAACTGTATCTCAATTGCTTCTAATCCGCTATCAGTTTCAATATCAGAATGCACCCAATAAAAGACCGCATAATTCGGCTCAGTAGATTGCGGTGCGTCCTGAAAATATAAGCTATTCAGATTTGTAAAATTCGTCTCATCGAATTTTTCTTTAATCGCCGTAACTACTCTTTGTTGCAACAATTCAGCCGGCACGTCCGGCGTCAAATCTAACCAGCTTACATACTGCAAACTATTGATTGTAGCATTATTGTTTTCTACTAAGTCTGTAACAGAAGTACCCTCTCCGTCATTAAAATTCGACGCCCAGGATAAACCAGTTTCACTGCCCGTAAAATAACCGGTGGCATATCTATTGGCAATATCTCCCGAAGTCAAAGCAGTGCTTGTATAATAACCCAGCATTTTAATATCACCCTGGAAATAATCCCTCGGATATGGAATCAGTTTGTTAACTCCTATATATTTATTGTCTGACACAATAGTAAGAGGAGCGCCACTCCCGATATTTTTCTGCCAGACTCCGCCGTCGATGTCTAATTGTTTTTGTACCCCATCGACATAAAATCTTATAGTTCGATAAGTCAATGTTAGAGCATAGTGATACCAAGTGTCGGCAAGATAGTCGCCTAATATGTTACATTGAAAAACAGGCACCATATTTATCGGCTGAAATAAAATGTGCGGTCGCCCAATATCGTTCAATCTAATCTTAAAACCTCTATGATTTTCTGTCTCCCACGAGTCGAAAATCGTCCCGCCGTAAGAAGTTCTTGCTATGAACTCAATCGTGAAATAATGGGCATATCCCGTAAAAACTATATCGGGAGCATTTTCTATCAGCACATGTCCCGTCGTTCCTTTGAATCTCAATGCGTAATCATCAGCCATCGAACCACGCCTTATAATTTATAGTCGCCTGCCAAATATCATCGACATATTGAACGCTTGATGTTCCGGTTCTCTCGAACGCAATAAATGTATAGCCGCTGATTGACAGATTACACCAGTCGTATAGTTTTTGAAGTAAATCGACCGCCGAAGTAAGCACCGTTCCGCCATCCTCGGCTTTTGAAAAAATATCAAATTGTATTTCGGCAATCTCATATTTATTTGTTGTTCCCGAACCCATATAATCTTTCGGCGTCGAACCTAACCACGTAAATATCGCGTAAGGCTGCGATACATTCTGTTTTGCCTGCACAAACCACAATCCGCCCGCAAGCACAGCTCTCAAAGAAGCACCTGCGGAGCTGTCGAATCTATCTTTAATTGCCTTACATAAATCGTCAATCATTTGTTGGCATCCTTAAAGAATTTTTCGACCTGCTTTTTTGTTTTTTTCAAGGCCGGCCGCAGCCACGGTCTTGGTTGCATTCTGTTTGTACCTAACTCTAAATATAATCCATAGTTGACATCCGAACCAACGTTAAATCTGGGGTGCTGTCTCATTGCGTCTATATCCGTGCCAACCTCACCTATTACAACAGCGCCTGTGTCGATAACTTTATGCCCCACCGAAGCTTGCAAAACTCCTGTATCGACCGCAGGCGGCTGACCTGCCAACGAAGCTCTATGAATCTTTGACCCACGTTTATAAGCTCTGCCCGCTCCGGGTGATGTAAAGTGAGTTTTTATATATCTTTCAACGTGAATCGCTGATTTTTTCATAGCGGATATATTCGCTTTCGTCGCCAAAGTCATAAACTCGCGGGCATACCATTTTACGCGTAAATCATTCAACTTATTTCCTCGATTTCAATTTGTAAAAGGACATCTTTGCCAGCCGGGTTATAAGGCTGACGAACCTCAAATGTTCGCGAACCCCAGATAATTCTATCTTTTACGTCAATTGCCGCGCTCGTCGTATTGTAATCACAATATAACATCATTGCGTTTCTTGCCGTCCTTTTGCCGAACTGGTCAACCTCGCTAACTGTTTTTTCACATATCATACAAGGCAGTGAAGCTATTCGGGTCTCAAATGTTTTAGAAACCCCACCCATATCGTTTTGCGAAGTCGTTAGCGATTGAACAGTAACTGTCTCAGTCATTAAACTTGAGATACTCATAACGGTTTCTTCTGCCATGAAACTAATCTATTTTTAATATCGTTCGGCATTCCTTTCGTATTCGCCTGTACCTCATAAGAATAATCGCCGATTCTTTCCTTCAACAATCCCTTTTCTCTTTTTCTCGCATAGTACCAGTTAAGTACAAGGTCTATACATATCTGCTCCAAATCCGCCGGCGTTGTTTCGTAGCCTGCGGCATATTTTACCATTATATTTTGAATGCCTTTTGGAAAGCTCAAATTTCTCGTTATAATACCTGTCTCTTTTTGCACTCTATAATTATATTCCGGTGCGTTGGGAATTTGTAAATAAGCTATATTCGATTGACCTACGGTACTATTTGACAAACATCCCGCTCCATCAATCGGGTATAACTCACTCGGCCCCCAATTTGAATAAATGCTTGTTTGCAAACTTGCCGACCAGCCTTTGTCTAAGGCGGTTATTGCAGTAATAAGAGCATTCAGTGTCGAATAATCGCCCAATGTTAAAGTACTCGTTCCGGCATTCGTTCCGCCCGATACAATCAATTTCATATCAGTCGAATCAACTTGAACATAAGCATTATAGGCATCAGCCGAAGTGTTCTTTAACGCCACAGCGTCAATTCTTCCGACCGCTAACATCTCAACTGATATAATTGGATATTCATCGACTAAAATATCAGTTGTTCCATCTCCATCGTGAAACTCACAATAACTTGCCGAAATAAATGTCCTGTCGCAGTATTTTTGAATTGCACTTGTAGCGCGATTGATTAAGGCCGTAAGTAACGTTTCATCTGTTCCTTCGGCTATATCCGCGTAGCTAATCAAATTAGCATAAGTCGTCAAAGCTCCGGTTGTCGCCGTGAAAGTATCAGAGCCACCCAAGCACAAAAAAGAATCGACATGCGTATAATCTGTCCCCGATATTGTTGCCGTCGAACGAATCGAATATGATTTATACCGCTCGAATCCGTTAGCCGATGTTATATCTAACTGCTCGGAATAGAACCCGGTCGTTCCTGCATCGTCGAGCAGTGTCATAGTGCCGCTAAGTATTGCGGTTCCGGTTTCATCTTCATAAACCGAATAACTCGGAGCCGAATCAGCGTCAACCGGCGTACCGTTGGAATCTTTGATATTAAGAGTAAATGTAAGTTTTTGACCTAAAATCGCTAAATCTGCACAAGCCATATATCACTCCAAACTCGGTGCACCCGCCGCACCACTCAAACTTTCTTTTATTTGTTTTAACGAATGTGAAGCAGAGCTATAACCTGCACCCATCATCAATAACTGGTTCGCCGCCGTTGCATCGCCGCCTGTAACACCTACACCCGCATAACCGGTTTGCAAAATCTGAACAGTATCGCCCACGCCTAAACCTGACGGAAAAGGAATCGCAGCGTCAACCGTTATTTGTTTAGAAGAATCATAGTTTGAGATTCTTCTTATTGCAATTCGGTCGGTGTCGTCTTTATCCCTAACAAGAATCAAGGCATCGTCGTAAAACCCATTCTGCGTACTAATGCCATCGAAGCTATGAATTGTAAATACCGAATCACTTACAACCGAAGCGGCTGAAGTCTCGCCGATATATGCCACCGAACCCATCCAAGCATCATCACCTCTATCACGAATCGCCTGTAAGCTGTCAGTACCGGTAGCAAAGCTTGCACCTTCAATTTCGCCTACCCACGCCCTCGCACTCGCCGCCAAAACCGCACTATCTGTTCCACGCATATCTGTATTGGTCGTTGTTGTTTCGACCAATGTTACCTTAGCAACCGTATCGGTCGTCGGGTCGAAGTAATTATCGCTTGGCAGTGTTCTTGCTTCCATTTCAGCATTAGTCGGCCCGTCATAATCCGTTAAAGCAGTATCACATTGTTCATTTATATCGGCTTTATCGGCGTCGCAGAATCCGCCATCCGATTCTGAAGTACCGGACAAATAATCAGCCGAAGGCAATTTGTCGTCAATCGCTTTGATTCTTTCGTTTATAGAGTTTGCCGTTGGGCTGCCGGGTATCGCCGTATTAAGCACACTATTAACGGCACTGCTGACATTTGTCGCTGTTAATTGTGCGTCGTGAATAGCCTGAAGCGAATCGGTCGTATTTACAAAATCATCCCAGTCAGCGGTTGCTCCTTTCGATACCATTTTTGCGATAATAGAATTGTCAGCGACCCTCGTCGGGTCCACAGCGTGGTCAACCAAATATTTCAGATTTGGCATACTTTGTATAATAGCATCAGTTACGGCAGTGTATCCCAGAATATCATTCGTATATCCGCCGAAATAATTTGAATTCGTATGGTCGCTCGCGGTCGCATCCCATACTGCATTTTCAATCTGCGTAACATCAATTCTCGCATCTTCGGTCAATGTGCCGCTGAATCCGCCCGACACATTATCAGTCTTTGTGATATTGCCGTTTATGCCAATCGTTCCGCCGGAATCGCACGTGCTGTCTATGGTAACTTTGCCGTTGCCCTGAATTGTAAATTTGCTGCCGGCGGCCATATTTTTAATCTTTATACCGCCGTTATAATTGCGCAAGCAAACAGTTGCCGCATTATCATCAAAATCAATTTCCGGCGGATTGCCTGAATCATCGGCTGCGAAGCAAGAATCCATCACGCTATAATCCGCAGAGCCTATTGTTATTGTGCCTTCCAGCCCGCAATTTCTGAATTGAAATTTCCCTAACGTACAATCGCCGATTGAAGAATTGATAATATGTAGCTCGCCCGAACCTGAAGTTCCTGTACCTGAAATATGACCGTCTTGGATGTGTGTGTTTTCAAAGGATTGACCGCCCAAAGCCAAATTATAATCACTGCCCAAGAACGTATAATTATCGCAACTGCCGGTCATTGTTACCGACGAGCCGTTGATAAGATTAAAATTCTTCATATTCATATTACCGGCAATCGTCAATGCCGCCGCCCACGTGCTGACCGGATTATCCGCCGTTCCGTCAACGTAAGACTCGGTATTTGTATTGCTCAAATTCGTATCAACCCAAACCGAACCGTTAGCATAACCGACCGAAGTGGTAACTATCGAATATGAGCATAGAACTCTATCAGTTGCAAATTTAGTTCCGTTCGAACTTACAAATCTGAAATAGACTTTTCCTAAATTCTCTCCTGAACCCACTTGTGCATTTGTCAACCAGAAGGTTCTTGCGATAGTATCGGTTCCGTTCTGTCCTGCAATTGTCCCAATCTGCTCCCACGTCGTGGCGTTGAAATTGTAAGCATAGACATCATACGAATCATTGTTCGATTGTGCATAACCAATCCATATAATGCTTACAGGAACGCCATTGCCACCGACGTTGAATATATAGTAAGCGTCTGTATCACCGCTGTCGTCTTCTAAACTATGAAAAGTTTCATTTTCTTCGTGCGTTGAATCTTCATTATTAACTTCATTCGTCCCTTTAGTGATAACGAAGCCATCAGGCGAACTAATCGCAGTCGTATTTATTGCCGCCGTTCCGCTGGTTATGTGTGAAACCGCACTATTGACCGCATTTTTTATATCAGTTAAAGTCGTTGGTGTTTCATCGCCAACACTAACTACGTCAACTTGTGGATAATCACTTGCACTTGATTTTGCGGTAACATCATTCCAATCATTAACATTAACATCGAGTTTATCACTTCCCGCTCCGCCAAGAGTAACAGCGGTTCCCAGCATTTTCCCCACATCGACTCGACCATTACTATCAAAAGAAGCAACCTCTATCAATGTTGCGATGACACTTACCTCCACATCATTGACGTTATCGGAATATACATAAAATTTGAGAAAATTTTGGTTCGCTGTTAGAGGAAATGGGTCGGTTGACCATTTCACTCTTGTTGCATCTATAACACACGTTTTAACATGACTTATCAAAGATCTTACACTCAGTGAACCTAGGCCAATCTTTGGTGTTATGGTTAAATTACCAGTACCGCTCAATGCGTTACTTGTACTTCCTATTTCTAAAAAAACTACCATCCAATGTGCAATACCAGAATCTGTCCAAGAAAGTGAATCTCCATCAAGTTTTATCATAGCACCAGGCAATCCGGCACCATTCAAATCGTATGTGTCTTCATTAGCAATCGCTAACTGTTTCATTATGTAGTTCCTAAAAAGTATTGCTGACTGGACTTGCTTTCGCCGATAGGATTAGCACCATAACCAATTACTTTTATATCATAAACATCTTTAACAAATTCACCGACAATAGCTTTATAAAAAGAATTTGCAGGTGTAGCCTCACCACCTGAACCATCATCAGTCGCTCCACCTGAATCAGCACCCCAACCAACTATCTGACCTCTCAGATTGAAATACTTAATGCCATTATGCTCAACTCCAAATATATGACCTTCTGGGTCTGTTGTACCTTCAATAAAATTGACAGGGTCTTGTCCATCCACATCCCTCCACCATCCCTTGGTTCCAGGGTGATGATGTCCGCTAAAAACTGCAAGAACTCTCCCTTTATGTCCGGCTGCTATCCGAGCAGTATTGTATGCTTCGAGAATCGCTCTTACTGCACTGGCATTTATACATTGAAAGTAACCTCCCACATCTGGATACAGCCAATAATGACAGAAAACAACAATGGGAACTCCTGTATGAGCGGCTAAAGTATTTTCCAGCCATGTTCTCTGCGTGGCAGGAATATAAGCATAACTGGTACTAACACTTTTAGCAGTATCCTCGTTTGCGTAATGTTCAGGGTCATCTGCACTTTTGCCGGTCGTATCGAGCACAATTCCTATTGTCCCATTTGGACATTCAAAGGCATAATATCGAGCTGCCTTCGAATTGCCATCCATATCATTATAAGTTGTTGCAGCAATTTCGGTGATTGTCTCTGGGTTTCTTGTGCCGTTACGGATGTGCTTAAACCAATCAGCAGGGTTTTGAAAATCAAAATCATACATATCCCAGTTACCTATAACGTGATAACGAGGACCTGTGAATGTCGCAAAACTTGTCTCGACAGCAGCTAATATAGCCTCTCCTTCTGCACCTGTATTATGGGTATTGGTGTTTGGCGGGTCTTCGTGAACGCTGTTGTCAGAATGCAAATCGTTAAAATCGCCAATCTCAACAACAACATCACAATCATTATTAAACTCAGTACAGGCTTCTTCTATATCATCGTCGGCTTCGCTGTAAAATCTGGGGCCACTTAATCGATACCTCATACGTCTATCCGTACTATCAACATCGGCCTTGTGTGAATCTGTGAATAAGCCAATTCTATCAAACCCCATCATCTCTCATTTTCCCTTTATCAATTCCATCATCAAATAAACAATCAGCATTGCCATTGTTGATATTAAAATTGTTACGAACCACGAAGGTCTTCGCAATAGTTTATCTTTTATCTCACGAATATCATTTTTTAACTCGATAACGATTCTCTCTAAATTTCTAATTTTAGTTTTATTCTCGACGCCCAAGGCGCATTCTTCTATCTCCGGCATGTTGTGCTCCTTAAGTTTAAGAGGGAAGGCGTATAACACGCCTCCCCCTTTTTAATATTAACTTGCTACATCTGGATGACCATCAGCGTCGGTCGCCCATCTGGGATTGCTCAAGATTGCTAATATGCAACCGGTAATCCCGGACGAGCCGGATTCTGTGCAAACCAATCGAACATACTCGTGGTGTACGTTTGATGTGCTTGATAGGTCCGCCGCATCAACCTCAATACAGTGCATAAGATTGACTGCACTTGTCGGATTTGTCTGGTAGCCGTCTGACGTTTTAGCCGAGTAAGCAGCCCAAGTACCTCGGTGGGCCTCGGTTTCCCCTGCCGGCGTGGATGTGTATTGGAATCCAATTGCGGTATTATTCGAACCGGAAGAATCCGAACAACTCTCGACCTCAAACTTGGGTTCGTCTCCGCCGGCATTGGCACCGGTAACGACCAAGAAGGTCAAATGGTTCCATTTATCCATCTTTACTTCCGGCGTTGTTTTACCGCCGGCAATGAAATCAGCAACAGGCACAACCAAATTGATTACCTGATGGTCTTCCATAAATAACGAATTAGCCATGATTTTAACTCCTAAAATAAAGATTTTTTAAGACAACTGAACAAAGCTCGACAACGTATTGGAGCCTCTCACCGGTGTAATTGCCGACCTCATCCACGGCTGGCCATCTACACGCATAACGAATCTGAATGCAGTCTCATCAGTTGTAAAGGCAACGTGAATACTTGTAGCCGACTGAATCCCACCGCCGGCTTTTTGGCCGATTAGATATTGACTGAAATCGCCCAATATCAAATCGCCCGCATTGCCGTTACTCGCCGCGTGTTCGGTGAAGAAAACCGGTCGGCCTAACAACGTCGCATAAGGTGCCCCGGCCATACCAGTGGTGCTATAACGCATTAAACCGTAGGGGCTGCCTGTTCCGCTTCTGAGTCTTGCAAGGTCATCAAAGCAATCATGATTCGCTAACCATATCGCTTTACCTTGACTGCGAGCTAAGAGGCGTTGCCACATCTTAGAAACGTCCATAATCTCAATGCTTGGGTCGTCGCTATCTCGTGTAACGGAGATAAGACAAGGCGAATTTGTAATACCCAAACATTCACCTGCACCGGTTCCAAAGATTATATCGTCGTCAAGCTGAAACGCTAAAGCCTCACTCGCCATCGTGTTAAGCAAAGGCTCAACACTAACCGGCGAATCCTCAAGTAGCTCATCGGTGGCATACATCAACACTACATATTTATGCAGATTAAGTTGTATCTTGCCGAATTTAGGCTTGGACGCTGTCTTTGAGCCGCCTTCTGCGACTTTATAAACAACTACACCGCCATAAACGCTGCCTGAGTGAGTGCTTTCGTCGATTACAGGTATGCCTACCGAACTTGTGTTCATCGGAATTTTCGTACATTTGCCGAGCAGAATGGACGATTCCAAAATGTTCCGATAAAGAGTATTTTTGAACTCAGTCGGCACTAAAAAACCGCCGTCATGTCCGACAGCCTCTTCTAATCCTGTTGACTTAACCGCTGCCACCCATTTTTTCATGCGTTCGGTCGGCGATTGACTTGACCTGAAAACTTCCTGCATAAAATCGGCAAAACAACGGAATCCGCCGTCCTTTAGAATCCTCGGCTCGGCATTTTCCTCGGCTCTGCGCTGACGTTCCTGCTCACTCATAACGTCTTGGATAATATTCTTAACCTCGTCTTCGCTAAGACCACCGCCGTATGGCGATTCTACTATCAAGTCGTTACTTGCAGGTTCGTACTTCTCGGCTATACCTTCACCAATCAGTTTTTTGGCATCTTCTGCCGCAACCTTTAACAATTGACCTACAGGATAATGTTTGCCGGCGTTGTTCCATTCCTGTAAAAGTCTTATAGTTTCTTTATTATCCATTATTTTTTTCCTTTAATAAAATCAACTATCATTAAGCCTCATTTTCGCTTAAAGCATTTCGCCTTATCGACTAATCAGGCACGTACCATACTATTCCTAACCGTCTTCGCTTGTCTTCTTCTGCCAATTCTCTTATTCGTTTTGCCTCGTTTTCTTTGCTCACCATCTCTGTTACATCAATACAAGGCTGAGCATCAATTATAGGTAAGGCATCTACAAACTCATCAGCTTCGACGAATTCTTCAACATCAAAATTATTAGTACGCCATAACGGCTGAACATCCATCAGCTCGGCTACATCAAAAAACGCCTCGGCCTCTATCTGCGGATTCACAATAGAATCTAAAGGCTCAACTTTATACATCGGCGGATTTGATTCCGAATCCGATATATTATCGTCATCTTCATCGAGTGCTATTTGCTTAAGTTCGTCATCGTCCGGCTCATCAATTTCTTCTATTTCCATTTCAAGTTCATCATCAAATTCTCTCTCCACCAAATCAATTTCTAAATCATTTTTAATTTCATCAGACAATAGCAGCTCTTTGTTTTTTATCGCGACTGCTAATGCTTCCGGGTTTGCAGGAATCGTAACAGGACTGAACTCAAGCAGTTCCCACTTATCATAGATATATTGCGCCTCGGCCCAAGCCGGTTTTCGCTTTATCTCTTCCGGTGTCGGTTCGTGCCCTTTAATCGGTCTGAAACCCACTGAAAACGCACGCAAAAAGCCACCCTTAAATAGTTGCCACACTTCTTCAGCTCTTTGTGTTGTTGCAAATTTTATTCGAGCTGTAATCGCGTTACGGCCCCGGTTTATTTTCAATGCCTTGCCAACCGGCGGTTCACTTGAATCGTGTCCCCAGGGCACAACCGGGTTCTTTTTGAAATTATCTAATATTGCTCCCCGTGGCAGCAATACCTCTTTCATCCGGTCTATAGTGTCAGTTGATATAACCGCATCAACTATCCGCTCGCCTTCGTCAACCTCGCTTACACGCAATCCGTAATTACGAAGCATGCCATTTTTTTCTTTTTCTTTTCTTTGCTTTATGTAGTCGGTCATCTTCATTTTTTCGATTCCTAAATGACTCAATCTTTTTGTTTCGATATTTATTTATCATCCGAGCACCGGCACAATTGTACACCTGCAATTCGGGTGTAGCGGCGGATGGTCTATATCTTCGTATGACGGCACAAATTCCTCGCCGTCAGGCATCAAACCAACTTCGCCTTTATTATAAAAACTCTGGTCCAAACCGATTTTTGTGCCGTGCATACTACTACAATACGAACATGTTCGGTCGTCATTAGCCGCCCACCATTGCTTATATGCAACTACGCCTGATTGCTTGTAGCCCTGGACGGCACCTTCATTAAAGGCCCACAATGTCTCTGTTCTCGCAATAGTAGTCGCTTGCACTTTTTCAATATCAATAAATTCTTTTGAAATTCTGGCTCTTATTGCCCTGGCACCTTCGCCTTCTTCAATTCCTGCTGCTATTACTTTGCGAATTCTTTTTCGTGTAGTTACATTTGCGTTTACAATCACACCCATTCGTTTCTCTAACGCGTTTTGAACTTCTGGTCTTAATGGCTCAAAATTCATAGTTGGTTTAACTTTCCTAATCCCTCTTGTTCCACCAATCAGCAAAGAAGCCCGCACAAACGGTTTACTCACATCAACAAGCCCTTTATTCCACGCACCCACATTCCACCATCCAGCCAAAATATCGTCAGGGTTCGTCTTGATTTTTATACCTCGAAATTCTTCATCTGTTACTTTGGCTAATAAATCCAATTTCATTTTTTCATAAAATTGTAGCAGCTTTTGAATAAATAATGTCGGCTCATAGTTCGCCGCAGGCTTTGCAATTATCGGTTGTGTAAAACTCTTTTCACTTTCGACATTTTCTTCTTCTATGTTATTTTCCTCATTGTCAAAACTCGGTGGTGCATTATTAATCGGCTCGTCGCCCCACTCAACCTCATCCATTCCGTCAATCGCCCGCTCCTCGTTAATCGTCGTCATTTTGTTTTTCAATCGAACGGCAATTTGTTTCAATCTCAATTCAGCATCAACCGGTCGTGGGTCGTCGAACGCCAAAAACAAAGATTCGTCGAAATCCTTAACCAATTTTTCATTGAGTTTTTCCTCTACGAGAGTCAATCGCGGCATAATCGTTTGCTCGGCATATAAAACTTTAGCCTCGTGAGCATTTGCCCTGCTTATATTTTGAATCTCAACAAACGCGGTCGGTACACCGAATGCGGCTAATATTTCCTCTTTCGACCATTGACGGCCTTTAAGAAAAGACATCTCTTTTGGTGAAATACCTATCGGCTCAATATCGACACCGCCCTCAAGAATAATCAAACTGCCGGCATTCTGGGCGCCGGAAAACTTGCGCCGCCAATCTCGCCGGATTCTTCTCCGGTCGGTATCACTTAGAGTATTTGCTTCGGGATACTTCAAAGCAATATCCGGTCTGCCATCGTTTTGAAACATACTTACTTCATAACGATTCATTGCATTGCTCAAGTCAATCCCGGTAACGCACGCCTCTAACGGCCCAACACTGCCGTAGTTATCAACAAGCGAGATATATTTGAAATGAATCATATTTTCTGGCGGGATAAATCGCTTTTGCTGACCGTAGCCATATTCGTAGCCACGTATAAATTTCGTTTTATCCGGCAGAATCTTTACCATCCCCGGAGGTAACGGCCATAAGCCAATAGGCACACCCAATCTCTTTTCTCTTATCTTTTCCCAATACGCGTGCCCGGTGCAATCTAATGAAGCAAAGCAATGCTGCTTAAGCTCGAATTGATTCATAAAATCATTTACTTCTCGTAATAAATCAAGTAATGGGTGCTCGGTTATCTCAACTACTTCCGGTGATATTGACATTGTTGCTTTCACCGTCGGCGAAGCATAATTTTCTAAATAATGCCTTTGTCTGCTTGATAAATTTTTAATGCGGAATCGGGATTTGGTTAAAGGATTCTTTTTTTGCGAATACAAACGTAGAGGCACCCTTGCACTTGTCGTTGAATTGCGTTGGATTGCAATATAGACCCACGATTTGTATCTTTCGATTAAAGAATCGGGGTTGATATTCGGATAATATGGTCTCCCCGCCGTCATAGCGCTAACGTTTGACCCGCCAAGCTCGGCCAAATAATCTTTGAGTAACCATCGTGTTATAGCTTTTTTTAATCCCATAGTCTCTCTGTAAGACTATCAGGATTATTCGCTAAAACTTGCGCTCGATTCTGTAATCCATTGTCGATTCGTAACTTAGGAATTTTGGCAATGTTATATTTTTAGCTGATTCGCACATAAAAACTCTGGCTTGATTAACTAAACGGCAGACTGCCGGCTGAGAAATACTCATTGCGCTGGCCGCTTCAGTCTGTGTACAGCCCATCAATTCACAGAGATAGTACGCTCTAAATTGACGCGGAGTTATCAATTATTCAATCGCCTGAAGTTATATTGTTTTTGTGGAAATGCTCGTTCTGTTTGCGTTTTTGTATTTATTGCCAATAACGCCGTTGTGCCTATCGCAGTAACATACCACTCGCCCTCGATAGGTTTAGGCTCAATGCCAACAATATTGCCAACCTTAACATTATTATTTCTTGGCTGCAATGGCGGTGGTGTCTCTTGTTCTTTTGGCGGTTGAATTGGCCCGTGGTCCATATCTTTCACCGATAACATCGGTCTTACTTTTCGCGGTCTATACGAATCACAACTAAACCCTTCATTTGCACTTACGTGCTCAAATTGCAAACCATTAAAACCGCCCTTTTTTGCAATACATACACCTTCACCGCGATGAAGACCTGCTACGTAGTTTTCACAATTACCACAATTTCTGTCGTCCATTTTAGACTCCTTCAGATTATGTTCCAATAAATATCATCGTTTAACATTTCTGTAAATCTTTTATCTGCTGTCAATTCGGCATCTGTAATCTTTTTGGCCTCAGCCCGCTCGTCATCAGTCATTCGTTTATATGTTTTTCTTGCAGCTCTTATCTTATCAGCCGATAAGTTTTCATCTAATAATCCGCAAGCCCTAAGCTCTGATATTTCTTGTCGAAATTCTTTCAATTTATCTTCATCCATTTTCCAACTCATTCAATACGCCAATCAACTCTTCGTCGCTTTCTGTTACCCTTACCTTTTCTCGAATACGCTCTTTAGTGCTCTCCCTGTCATCAGTACCATAAATGCTAATCTTGCCCCTGCCTAATCCTTTTAATTTGACTACTGCATACCTCACGGCGTCAAGCGCGTGATTGTTTTTATCTTCCGGCTTCGGCGGTGATACCGGCTCACCATTGGCTTTAACAGCCCAGCGGTACGACACCAATTCTCTTTTTAAATTTGTACTGAATGAATCGACATACATATTGAATTGTTTCACGCGTTGTATTCCATACTTAATCGAATCAGGCCCTTTGATTGAACCTATACACAAATAGCCTTCGTTGTTTATTTCTTGAATACTTTTCGGCTCGGCACAGTCAGCGACGATAACCACACCTTCCCGAATATCTTCAAGCCTGCGGCAGATGTCCTGGTTGGTTAATTTAGTCTCGTAAATTTTTTCCCGCAAATATAAATCATCACCCTGGAATCCGACTTCGACAATCGCCGTAGGATTATTACTGAATCCGAAGTCCATACCATAACAGAAGGAATCGAACTCTCGGTAATTTGGAAACTTTTCAATCTCTCGCCATCGTTCATATACAAGGCCCTCAAGAACTCCCCAATTGCCCTCCTTATAGACTCGATGATAATTTTGGTCTCTCTCACTTAATTTCTCCAATATCTTAATGTATTCCGAATCAAGAAAACGATTATCTAAATAAGTCGAATGATGCAGCGTTGCGTCCGGGTCGGGCTTATCAAAGAAACGTGCCTTAATCCAATTCAACTCGCTAATAGGATTGAACGTAAGAATAATCTGCTTGTAGCTCGGCGTCTCGCCTCGCAGCCTCAAATCCAACTGCGTAAAGTCTTTGACTTTTTCGTTCATTGAAAATTCCGTTGCCTCTTCCATCCAAATCCCAGTGATACCTTCGATGGATTTTATCTTTTCAGGGTCATCCATACCGCCGATGATTATCTTAGAGCCGCCCCGAAAGTTAATCTCCATCGTTGATTCGTGTATTACGCAAAGTCTCGACAGATTCCATTTTGTGATATAGCTTTTGAATAAAGTAAATACAGACTTGCGGGCCGCCGGCATCGTTTTTCGCAGACATAAGAATTTTTCGATATAGTTATTCTCCATCGCTTTTATAATTCTCAATAGCAGCTTCTCTGCTGTAAAATAACTTTTGCCCGAACCGGCCCCGCCCCACAAAACCAAATAACGGCTTTTGTTCTTGAACAGCGGCCAGAATGAAGGGTTTGTAACTTCAGCCAATTGTTTCAAATCAATAATCATATTTATTTGGCTTCTATATTTTTTCTATGATTTTTCATCAAACAGCGAGCATTGACTTTACTCTTTCGCCTCAAACATCGAACACTGACCAGCAAAACCATCTTCATCCATCGGCCATAAAATCTCTAATATCTCTTTGACAGCTTTGTTGGAACATTGTGTATAATTATGAAGCAGATGCGCAAATAGAATAGGACAGGTTGACAACTCATCGTCCATATCCAGATTGTGTTTACACTTATCACAGTTTCGGGCCTCAGCCAATTGACCATCGGTTCCATTTGCAAAATATGCCATTATTTGTCGCCCTTCATACTCCACGACCAGTTTATTCTCACGTGCTTTTCCATATCATTCACCACCTCTCATCATTTCTGTGAATTTGTAAATAGTATCGCCGACATCGAAATCAGAATCATCGTCAATATCGGCTTCCGTTGCTATACACAGCTTGATTAACCCTGCCTTCTCCGCCCAATCTTGAATTTCGCCCCTGTCAAGCTCAAATATGTCCCAACATTCTTGCTCAATAACTTTTCGAGCAAATTCTTTCAATGCTTTGTTTTCGGCTTCGAGCGTATAATCATTACCTGCCATTTTGTTCACCGCCTTTCATGGTTTTTGTTCCCATTATTTTCCTTATCCTTCCGAACCACTTCTCTTATCCCAGGCCAACATTGCCAACAATAATACTCTCCGTCAATCTCGACTACTGCTGGACGGTTGTGTTTTTTGCAAAGATATTTTCGGCCCGACGATATTTTTACTTTTACACCATCTACATCGGATTTTTGAGTCATTGGGCGGCCTTTCATCAATGAATGCGGCTAAACAATTATAACAAAAATATGGGTATAGAATTATATGGTTTTTCAAAACAGCACCTTTTGGCCCTTTTCAAGCTCTTTTACTGTAATACTCTTCTCGGCAGCAGCAATACGCTTGCGGGCAATCTCACAATACTTCTCAGATATGTCTATGCCTATGTAATTCCGGCCTAACATCTTAGCTGCTACACAAGTTGTGCCAGAGCCACAGAAGGGGTCGAGGATTAGGTCATTGGGCAAACTTAATCTATCTACAAGCCACAGCATAAATTCTATCGGTTTTGGTGAGGGATGACTGGGCTTGTCGCCCGCCACACAAAAATCAAATGCATCTTGTCCACTTTTGGGTCGCTTGCCAGCAACTACCGCAGGTATCCAATTTCCGTAGCCCAACGGAGAATATGTCATTCCGTTTTTGTTGTGCCCTGCGATAATGCCTTTGTAATTACCGTTCATTTCTGCTACACACTCCGGCAAAGCCCAAATTCCCGGCATTACACAAATACAAGCAGCTATCCTCAAGCATTCAGGAATATAGCCTTGTGGCACTTCTTTGTCCCACTCTGCTTTGTTTATTCCATACGGTGGGTCAGTCAAAACCAAGTCCACCGAATTATCCGGCATATCCTTCATTACTTCTAAGCAGTCGCCTTGTATGATTTGGTTTTGCATCATAGCCAATCCTCGTCTGTGTCGAGGTCATATTGAGATTCAAATGTATGTGTTTCGTTATCTGCTAATTTTCTATCCTTGTTTTCTCTAATAGACGTTGAGTGGAAAGAACCAAATCCTCTACAATTTGAACACAACCCAGAAGATGATTGTGTGTCTCTGCCGCAAGCCAAACAACACATTATTTTGTGCCGACGCTTTTTTAGATAACGTCCGTTGAGGATTTTGTATTTCATTTTTTACTTCTTTGAATATCGTCTGATATTTTCATTGCTTCGCCCCACGTAATGTTTGTATAAGCTATCCATTTGCCGCCATAAATTTTTCCTCTTTTGCCCGCTTCGTGTATTGCCATTTCGGTTAATAAATCATCAGAAAACGGTTGTTTGTTTGTTAAAATGATTGTTGCTTTTTGACCGGTCTCTTGTTCAATTAGATATGCTTCTTTGCGATATTCGCTTACGTCAATATAACAATCTTTTAGCAGGCGTTTCATCACTTTCAAGGAGGGTTTCTTAAACTCACATTCGTAAGCCAATTTGGTAGTAGCCATTTCGACATCTTTTAACCGGCACGGCGCAATCAATTTATACCAATCATTCGCCTGCTGTGCTGTTGGCTGCCACTCCGGCCATCGGGGTAAAATCTCGTCGTCAAAGTATTGCTGTGGATTTTTCACGTTGCGGTCTTTTTATTTGATATTGTCTTTCGGGACTTTGACCGTGCTAATCGTTACCGCACCAATGGCAACCTGAAATGCAAGCAAGTCAAGTTCATCGTCAAATTGAGCAATAATCTCTTTTGTTTTTTCATTGTCGCACACAAGTTTGCCATGATAATCCAATTTTTCAGAGAGCGCTTGACATTGGGCGTCAGTGGCATTTTCTTTCATCTTAAAGACTCGAATAATCATTCTCATTCACTTTCATAATATCTTCTTGCGTCAATCATTCGTTTTTTTTCTTTTCGTAAGCTTCTCGCTTTTCTGCTAATATTTGGGCTTGAGTTTTAGGTTCCGATATTTCTGGAAATTCCTCGGTCCAACATTGATTGTAAATCCACGTTTTGAAATGCTTCGGTGGCGGCAGAAATGTATTCCCGCCTACTGCATTATTTTTTTGAACTTTTGTTCGATAGTTTATTAAGTTATCTACGCCTATAACAATATTCGCGACGGTTTTCGATATGTTTAATTTATATTTTTTACAAATTGATACAAAATAGTCCCATTCCGGGTCTATTCCTCTTTTGGCTCCGGGATATTTTTTGCGGGCATTATCGAAAATTGTCCGATTTTTTTTGTCATTAATATTTATATTATTGTTTACCTCTTCCTCTACCTCTTCCTCTATCTGTGTATCATTCGTGTTGCGCGCAACGCTTTTTGTTGCACTTTTGTTGTTCTTTTTGTTTTGTCGCCACCGCCGATAATACTCGGCTCGGCTGTTAGGTTTGTCTCTGTATTTGCCCCTATTAAGTATTATCCAACCGCCATTCGCCGCTTTAATACGCCGCCCCTCGTGCTCCTGTGTTCGGCTGTATTTATCGGGGCTGCTAAGCCGTTCTAAGCCATCCACACATTCTTCGGTGGTTATCCCCGCCAACCTTGCAAGGCCCGGAATAGAGCCTTCAACCATTCCCTCGGCATCACTCAATGCTAACATCGTAATCCACAATATTCGTGTCGTGTGATTTTCCTGCCAAACGGTTGACGTTATGAGACTTTTGTATAGCTTGGTATAGTTTTCCATTTTACTCCACTTTCAACCACTTTGCTCCACTCTAAAAAAAACGAATGTTCAAAACCCCAAATCTCTAACCAATTTTTCGTACTTTTCTTTGTAATATAAGCCAATAATACCAGGTGCAGGTTGATTGTGTGTTTGATGAACCACCCATAAAGTATTGATAATATCATCTCCGTCTTCTTTGTCATATTTTTTTCGCAAATAATCTTCATACTCCCGCGGTGCTCCACCTTTGAAGGCGTTACATTGTTTGCATTGCGCGTGTACGTTTCTTTCGTCGAAATATGCTCCACTACTTCCCCTCATTCCTCTGCCGATGTAATGTCCGGCATCCGTCCTGTACCACGGCAAAACCTTCCCGCAAGTACAGCACTTAACAAATAAATCTTCTACTCTCGAAAACCGTTGAATACCTATCGCATATCTTTTGCAGTATTCCCAAGCATCCCGCAATCGGCAATATCTGCTCATCCAAAACGACGCCTGCTTTTTCGTCATAATTCTAATCCTTTCGGCCACTTAACAGTGATTGTAATTTCATCCGCACCATCGCCCGTTATCTCCCTTTCACCCTTAACACCTACATCAATCGCCGTAATGGCATCACTTACCTTTATCTCGGCTGGGTCTTTTAATTGTAATGCTTGCACCCCCTTCATTTGCATAAGCTGATATTGTTTTAGCTGACGTGCCCGCCGTCGCTCAACAACACGCTCAATTTTGCGAGCAACAACATTATCAACCTTCCGACTTCGCTTTTCCCAGTTGTATTTTTTCTTATATCGCCGAACAGTATGCGGATTAAGTTTGCAACGCTTTGCCGTATCTCTGATACTTCGAGTCTCTAACCACGTTGCGTACAGAACTTCTTTTTCTTTATCACTTAGCCTGTCGGTGCCCACCTTTTTTGCCCTTGTCTTTTTCCTTATCTCTATACTTCTTAGCCGCAAACCATAAGCCAAATAAATGGTCGGTTGATATAGGCTTATTCCGGCCCTGACCTTTCGGGTCAATCATTTTATCGTCCAAACTAAAACCGCCCGACCGCAAAACCATTTCAATCGCGTGAAATAAATCCTTCATTTTTTAGCTCCTTTAATCATTAGATTATTTTCGTATTAGACATAGTAATTGCTCAGTTCTATTCTCGCCGGATTGTTTATCCAGGCAAGTTTCGATTTCTTTTCTCTGTTCGGTCGTTAATATCCTCAATCTCTTTTTGCTCAAAGCCCGTCAAATCCAGGTCAACATTCATCTGGTCGAACTCGGTAAATAAATCTGAAGTTTCGACATTCAGACAACCCTTTTTCAGTTCCTTTTCTGCCTTTATCTGGTATTCAAAAGTCTCGGCATCATCCCTCCTGCTGCGAATTTGCTTGGCCAAATAGATTGCCTCTCTGAACTTGCCCGCCTTATAAAATGCCTCAACCCGCAGTCGGTTAAGCCATAAGACGTTTGTATTGAATGTTTTGATAATGTGCTGATATAATAACTCGACAGTAACCCACTCGCCGGCAGCCTTCAGCCGCTCGGCAGCCGTTAATAAATGGTCGAATTTTAACGGCCAGAACTCTTTCACAGGTTCGCGGATTATTGCATTTCTATGATTTTCATTCTCGAATATCTGCCGATGACCTATATAGCCGCCGGCTAATCTAAATAAATTCTTTTGAAACTGCATAGCCGAGGCTAAGGGCCGCTCAAAAAATGAAATCGAATCGGGCGGAATATAACAATCATTTTCCAGGTAAGCGATATATTCAGCCAACGTTTGTAGTAATATCAATTCAAGTGAAGTTTTATTTTTTACGACGGGTCGAATTGAACTAAAAATCAAATCATACTTAATATTCTTAAGCTGCTCGGAATCGCTGACAACAAAAATCTCGTGCGGCCAAGTGGCATGTACATCAATCTCAATCAATAACTGATTAAATCTGTCATCGATAATATCCGGTTCAACCACAATCGCTAAATCAGGTATAACCCACGGCTTCAGCGGTCTTGCCGTCCGCACCATCAATAAATCCTTCAATGCTCTTTTCGGGTCGCCTATTTTTTTATCGCTGATTCTATCACTCCCGTCGATTTGCGAATAATACTCGCCTGTAATGACCTCAATATGTTTGAATCTCCCAAAGAATATCATCTTGTGCGTCAAGTCATAATCACACAAAGAAGTCAGCTTCTCGTTTATCAATCCGGTCTTTTGAAGTACATCCCGTCTGTGCATCATCGAGCTGCCTAACACCTGATTGTAAAACAATTCAACCCATATATCAGGCTCTCTACACACCTCGATTTTCTTTGTTACCGGCACCCGTTCGTCGCCCATCGGTCGATAATAAGTTCGATATAAATCTGTGTACCATAAAAGATATTCCGGCCCGGATTTTTCGGCCTCTTTGACTAACGTTTCGATATGTTCGGGATACCAAATATCGTCATCGCCGATATAACATATATATTTACCTTTGGCGCGAGCGATTCCCTGGTTGAACGAAGCCGCAGGGCCAAGGTGTTCGCCTCTGTCAACATATTCTATCCCGGACGGAATATTGCCAATCGGGACACCACCATCTCTAACTAAAATTGTTTGATGATTAGTATAGGTTTGTAATGCTATGCTTCTCAATGCCTCATGCACTATTTTCGGGCGATTGTAGGAGCAAATTATTACACTTACGAGTGGTTGGTTTGAGTCCATATTTATTTGCCTTTGAATATAACGTAGCTCTTGTTATCCCTAACAATCGTGCGGCTGCCGATATGCTTTTGCTAACCGCTAATGCCTTTCTAATCGCCGTCGCCTCTGCCGTCTGAATACTAAAATCGTGGCCTTGCATAGCATTACACTCGATAGTCGCCGGCAGAAACTTCATCCCCAACCTCTCCAACTCGCCAACTATATCGTCCCCCTCTTCCCACTCAATTGAATAAGTCTGAGAGAACTCAATCTTCTTCTTGAATTTTTTCATCGTCATCCCTAACATCATCAGCACCAGAAATATTATCAAACCACGTTTCTTCGGATTCCATCGTACCGAAACTGCCTCGGTCTGTCATCCATTTTTTTATGTGTTTATTTATTGAATTATCCATCTTAAGATTCACTCAAAATTGGTGCTATCGGATAATCCTTCCTTACAATATCGGCACATTGCCGAAGCACAGAGGTATCGGCATCGGCAGCATAGACGGCAGAATAGGTGCAATAGTAGGCGGCATCGGCGGCATTGGCAGCATAGACGACGACATTGGCGACACAGACGACGGCATCGACAGCGGCAGCGGCAGCGGCAGCAGCATCGGTGATAGAGTAGACGGCATTGGCATCGGCGGTAGTTTTGAGTTTATCTCTGTCTATATCTTCACCTGCCGCCCACCGCTCAAATAACCATAATACCTTTTTTGACCCTTCCGGCATTTTCTCATAAACCAATCGAACACATTTGCAAGTTGTCCCCACTAATTTCCT